GTTTGTGTTGGAGTAATGGTTTGAGTTGGCGTTAATGTATACGTAGGTGTTAATGTTATGGTTGGTGTGATTGTTTGAGTTGGAGTTAACGTAAACGTAGGTGTGATAGATTGTGTTATAGTAACTGTTGGTGTAGGTGTAGGTGTAACTCCGCAATCAACATATTCAATTTTTTTACAAACTGGAATACTTGGGTTTGAGAAATCTAAACTATATGTTGCTGGACAACTATAGTTACTACAGTATTGTTCACCAGCATGCGGTCCTCCAGGTAAATAATCACCTGTGCTGAATACTTTAGTTACCATTGCACTATTTGTTGCTGATGTAAGTTGTGATAATGTGTTATCATAAATTTCAGCAACGAACGAACCAACACTACTTCTGTTCCAGTTTTCTATTTCAATAATATTTGGTCCTGCTTGTAAAACTACAGGATATATGTGATAGAATCTGAAGTTATCTACTGGTTGGTTGTCTGGTTGGTTAACTAATGTAACAGAATTTAATTTAATTGTAATATCGTTGTCTCCCGCAACACCAATATAATATGTCTTAGTTGTTGATAAAGTAAATGTTGCACATAAACTAATATAATTTGGATAATTTGGAGATGCTGGACCAGGCCAGTATGTGTTTCCTGAAACCCAAACATTATTATCGTTCATAACGCTAGCCCAATATGCCTCAACAGATGTTGTGCTAGACGAGTCATAAGCATTAGTAAATCCTGAAAATGCTAAATTTCCACTTACAGATCCGCCAGATGTGTTATAATCATTTACGTTATAAATTTTAACACCATATTGACCATATGATGAGTTGAAGCCGCCGTCACCAACATATAAACTTGCAACACTTGTTGGGCTAGTTGTTAAAACTCTATAACAACTATTTCCATCAGATGTCAATGTGAATCCAGCAGGACAATCACAAGTTGGTGTTACGGTTGGTGTTAACGTATATGTAGGTGTTAGTGTAAATGTTGGTGTAATTGTTTGAGTTGGAGTAATTGTTTGTGTTGGTGTAATTGTTTGAGTTGGTGTTATGGTTGGGGTTAACGTATAAGTTGGTGTAATAGTTTGGGTTGGTGTTAATGTTATTGTTTCAGTAACTGTTGGTGTGATAGTTTGAGTTGGTGTAATGGTATATGTTGGTGTAATGGTATATGTTGGTGTAATGGTAGGGGTTATAGTATATGTTGGGGTAATAGTTTGGGTTGGTGTAATAGATTGTGTTATCGTTAATGTTGGGGTAATGGTTTGAGTTGGGGTAATAGTTTGGGTTGGTGTAATAGATTGTGTTATCGTTAATGTTGGTGTTAGCGTTTCGGTTGGTGTGATTGTCGGTGTTATAGTATAAGTTGGAGTTATAGTATATGTCGGAGTTATAGTTTGGGTTGGTGTAATGGATTGAGTAATCGTTAATGTTGGTGTTAACGTTTCTGTAGGCGTTACTGTTGGTGTTATAGTATAAGTTGGAGTTATAGTTTGGGTTGGTGTAATAGATTGAGTAATTGTTAATGTTGGTGTTATTGTTTGCGTAGGTGTTAGGGTAAATGTTGGTGTAATAGATTGTGTTATCGTTAATGTTGGTGTTAACGTTTCAGTTGGAGTAATAGTTTGAGTAGGTGTTAACGTAACAGTTTCAGTAAGTGTTGGTGTAATAGTTTGGGTTGGTGTAATAGTATATGTTGGTGTTACTGATTGAGTAATAGTGACAGTAGGTGTAAGTGTTTCAGTTGGTGTAATAGTTTGAGTTGGAGTAATAGATTGTGTTATTGTTACAGTTGGTGTAATGGTTGGTGTTGGGGTTGGGGTTTCAGTTGAACTTGGTGTTACTGTTTGTGTTAATGTAGGTGTAAGAGTTTCAGTTGGGGTAATAGTTGGAGTAATGGTGTACGTAGGTGTTATAGTATAAGTAGGTGTAATAGTTTGTGTAGGTGTTAACGTAACAGTTTCTGTAACTGTTGGCGTTAACGTATAAGTTGGAGTAATGGTTTGTGTAGGTGTGATTGACTGAGTTATGGTCAATGTTGGAGTTAACGTTTCAGTTGGGGTAATGGTTTGTGTAGGTGTGATAGATTGAGTTATCGTTAACGTTGGTGTTAATGTTTCCGTTGGTGTTATGGTCTGCGTAGGTGTTAACGTAACTGTTTCTGTTACTGTTGGTGTTAACGTATAGGTAGGTGTAATTGTTTGAGTTGGTGTGATAGTAAAGGTTGGTGTAATTGACTGAGTTATAGTCAATGTTGGCGTTAGTGTTTCTGTTACAGTTGGTGTAAGTGTTTCCGTAACGGTCGGGGTGATTGTTAATGTTGGTGTTATAGTATAAGTCGGCGTTATCGTAATAGTTGGTGTTATCGATTGAGTGATCGTTAACGTTGGAGTGATAGTTGGTGTAACCGTATAAGTTGGTGTGATAGTTTGAGTTGGGGTTATCGATTGAGTAATTGTTACTGTCGGTGTTAATGTTTCAGTTGGGGTTATCGATTGAGTAATTGTTACTGTCGGTGTTAATGTTTCAGTTGGGGTTATCGATTGAGTAATTGTTAAGGTTGGAGTTATAGTTTGAGTCGGAGTTATAGTTTGTGTTGGTGTAAGTGTTGGGGTTAATGTATAAGTTGGCGTAAGTGTCTCAGTTGGTGTAATCGACTGTGTTATAGTCAATGTTGGTGTGATAGTGTATGTTGGTGTAATAGTCGGTGTTAATGTTTCAGTAGGTGTTACTGATTGAGTAATTGTTATAGTTGGCGTAAGGGTCTCAGTTGGTGTTATAGTTTGAGTCGGTGTAATAGATTGAGTTATAGTAACCGTTGGTGTTAATGTTTCCGTTGGTGTTATGGTCTGCGTAGGTGTTATTGATTGAGTTATGGTCAATGTTGGTGTAATAGATTGCGTTGGTGTAATCGTAAATGTAGGCGTAATAGATTGTGTAATCGTTACTGTTGGCGTAAGTGTTTCAGTTGGAGTAATAGTTTGTGTTGGTGTTAATGTAATTGTTTCTGTTACTGTTGGTGTAATAGTTTGGGTCGGAGTAATTGTATATGTTGGTGTGATTGTATATGTAGACGTAATAGTTGGCGTAAGCGTTTCAGTTGGGGTAATAGTTTGAGTTGGAGTAATTGACTGTGTTATAGTCAATGTTGGTGTTAACGTAGGTGTGACTGTTGGTGTTTCAGTTGAACTTGGTGTAACTGTTTGTGTTAGTGTAGGTGTTAATGTGTATGTAGGTGTGATAGTTGGAGTAATAGTATACGTTGGTGTAACTGTCTCAGTAGGTGTAATAGTTTGAGTCGGAGTAAGTGTAATTGTTTCTGTTACAGTCGGAGTAATCGTATATGTTGGTGTGATGGTTTGTGTTGGTGTTAAAGTAACTGTTTCAGTTAGTGTTGGTGTGCTAGTATACGTAGGTGTTAACGTTTCCGTTGGTGTTATTGACTGTGTTATAGTTAAGGTTGGCGTTAATGTATAAGTCGGAGTAATAGTTTGAGTTGGCGTTAACGTAACTGTCTCAGTTAATGTTGGAGTTAAAGTATATGTTGGTGTTATTGTTTGAGTTGGTGTTATCGACTGAGTAATTGTTACAGTTGGTGTTATTGTTTTAGTTGGTGTGATAGTATAAGTCGGAGTAATGGTTTGAGTAGGTGTAATTGACTGTGTTATAGTCAATGTTGGTGTAATAGTTTGGGTCGGAGTTAATGTTATGGTTGGTGTTATTGTTAGTGTTGGTGTTATAGTTGGTGTTATAGTATATGTTGGAGTAATCGACTGTGTTGGAGTAATCGATTGAGTAATAGTTAAAGTTGGAGTTAATGTTATAGTTGGTGTTACTGTTTCAGTTGGTGTAACTGATTGGGTAATTGTTAAGGTTGGTGTAACTGATTGGGTAATTGTTAAGGTTGGTGTAACTGATTGCGTTGGTGTAATAGATTGCGTTGGTGTAATCGTAAATGTAGGTGTGATCGTTGGTGTAATTGTTGGTGTAGGTGTTGGTGTAGCATTACTATGGTGCGTGCCGCAACTAACAACTGGTGTATTATTACAAGTTTCTCCAGTATACTCTCTTGGGTTATAATCATTTACACATGAACCATTTGCATAAAATTGTTCTAATTCAAAATCAAGATTATTAAATTTATTTTGTGTAAACGACATTAATATTTGAGAATCGCTATTTCCGTTAAATAAAACAACATCTCCAGTACCAATGAAATTTAAATGGTAAAAAATACTTCTAGAACAATAATCTAATTCAACTGTTTCAACTTCGATTGGGAAACCGGTTTGATCTAAAAGATAATCGCCGTGATTATTAAAATATGATTCATCTACATCACAACATGGTTCAATAGGTGTATCTGGTTTAATAATTAAATTCTCTGGATACTCACTAATAAATTTACCATCTCTATATATTCTTAATTCTGTTGTTGGTAAAACTTCAAATTCATTATTAATGATATGTTTTTTAATTGAACCTAAACAATCAATATTATTAATTTGTATTAATTTATAATTGTAACCAAAAGAGTAACCACTTATTGGTATATTTCTAAAATCATTTGTTGGGAATGGACAATTTAAAAATTCTGCCGATAACAAATAATCACCATTAGCAATATTCTCGATTAAAGTTTCAGTTATCACACCTGATGATATAGCGTCTTGAACATCTATCCAAGTATCTATGTTAATGGTGCTTCCGCTTGCTTTCAATACAAACGTTCCTTTTTTTATTCCGTAATTAAAAGTTTGTCTATATTGAATTTTAGGTGTGATTGTATAACCGGTATATGTGTCACAATATGTAACCCCAGAAATAACTGAAACTGTGTTACCATAACCATCTAATGATGATAGTTCAAATAATTGTGTGTGACTACGTCCAGATGTTGATAACGGATATGGATCGTGTTCTATCTTTATTTGTAATCCTTCTATTTTTAATTTTTGTTCACAGTTTGCTGCATCAGTAATAATTAAATCTATTGGATTACCGTTAATATCACCATCTTCATAAACATCTTTAACAATAAAAACACATGGGTCCATTACGGATCTTTGTATTTGTACTGGGGAAATTCCGTCATTGTAATTCTCATCACAATTATAGAAAATGTTTACACCCCAAATATCGTCTTCATTTCCTGTTGCGCCACTTATATTAAGATAAACGTCACTTTTTAATCTACAATTTTCAGTACCTGATTCAAAAACATCACATGGTGCTGTTGCGTAAACTTCTAATTCACATGTTGGTGGAGTATAGATATAATCGGCCAAGAAAAAGAAATCTATATAATCTTTTATTGTACATTCATTATATCCATTTTTATATGAATAAAATTTAATTTTTTCAATACCATCCACATCTGTAAAAATTTCATAAGAAATTATTGGCGTGTACCCGGTACAAGTCGCCCCAGATGTTATTTCGTTATATGGTTCATAAGTTGGTATACAACCTTCGGTATAACCAGTGTAGGTTGTGTTAATTTCATCAACTAAATTGGCTAACGCGTTTTTCCATTGGATTTTTATTGCTGATATATCTGGACTTATCCAATCTTTGTATTCACATATTAATGGTACATAGGTTGATGATGTTGTTAAATCTGTACATGTAGCACCAGGTGTAAATGTGTCAAATAATGTTTCACCAAATAAATCAACTGTTGTTGATCCCGTATATTCAACACCATCAATATCAATAACTAATGAATAAGTTATGCCGCTAAATTTAATTAAACCTCTTAGATTTTCTTCTCCACCTAAAATAGTTTCTAAATCTTCTTCAATTGTTGTTTCAAAGTCAGGATATAAATTATCCACAAACTCAGTAGGTTGACATGGGAATCTGTATGGATATTTTGGTCTACCTAAAATATTGTTTTCAATCAAATTACCACCCAACCATAATGTTGTTGCTGGAATTATCTGATCTAAGATATTTGTCCAATAAGGACTCATTACATCAACAAAATTATAAACATCAATAAAATCATATGATGTAAACCCTGGATGTGAATAGTATTCTCTAAAAATTTCTTCTAATACAATGTAATTTTTCTTATATTTTATTGTATGAGAATTTTTTATTTGTTGACTTAATAGGTCTTGTGTAAATTGAGCGTATGTTACACCAGTTTGTACTGGTAATGTTCCAAACGTTAAATCTAAGTTTTGTGATTTTTTCCATATGTCATAATCAATCGCTTTTGCGGTTGAAACAAATACATTTATATTTTTTCTGTTTAAAACTAATCTTGCTGTGTCTAAATCATCAACAACTTGCCCTTTAACATTATCAATAGCGTTTCTTAAATCATAACCATAATCAAGCCCAGGGATGGTTCTATATATATCATAGTAATCTTCACCATATGTGAATGGTTTTGATTTTGTTATTAAAGTTTTTGTTCTTCCAGTTGTAATAGAACTTTGTGTGTTCAATATATCGTGTGCTCTATGATCTAACGTTTGCTCATACCAGCCAGCACCCATTTGGAAAAATATGTTATCTTGGTTTGTTGTTGGTGCTGATGGTAATCCTGTTGTAGTATCAACTGGAAAATCTGTTCTCTCATTAAAAGCATTGCCACCAACAATTTCATTAATATCATACGAAAATGTTGTTGGATTGAATTCTAATATTTTGGTGACTTTACCTCCTTGTATAACTTCGTTAATGTCGCTTTCGATTCTACCTGTTGGTATGCTTGACGTAACATTATACACAAACTCATCAATCTTAATCATTGGATCGGGGGCACCGATGAATTTTAAGAAAAATTCTAAACTACTTCTAGTTCCTTTTGATTTATAGATGTGCGCAAGGTTAACTAAAATTCTTCTATAAAATTCTATTTCAGCATCAACTAATGTTTTGCCTATGGGTACACCTTGATATGTTTGCCCACCTAAATTATATAATTGCTCTTCTAATGTTTTTTGATCAAATAAATTAACAGTATTTAAACCTAACGTATTTGCTAAATTTTTTAAAAAAACATCTGGTAGGTTGTTAATAGTGTCATAACTCACATTACGCATGTAAGCAATGTTGTCTATATATTTTTTTACCCTATCAAAACTTTGACCATAAAGTTGGAAGATTTTATTCATCTTCTGGTCTTCGGTATCAAATTCAAAAAGTTGTGGTGCTGTTAAAAATCTAACAATTAAATTTGATTTATAATCATCAATCTCAATCGCTAAAGAATTAACTGTATCAAGATATGTTTCAAAATCAACTCCGACTATTTTAATGTTCCAACCGTCTTTAGATATTGGCCAGGTGGCATATTCTGTTATAAGTTCGGTTTTACCGCCACCTAAAGTATCTTTAGGGACTTGAAACCCTGCTTTATATTTTGGATAGGTTTCTCTATTTAATAATGTTTGTTCTAAATCATCTAAACCGATATAAAACTCTTCAACAACTCCATTACTAGGTCTAACAATATATGAATTTGTATATGAGGTGCCAGTAAATGCTTTACCAATAACTTTTAATGTTATTTGGTTATTGGTGTCTGGTTCAGTATAAGATACAATTGGATACGTTTCATCGTTTACATCTAAAACATATTTTTTATAAGAAGAGTAGAATTTTCTTATTGGGTTTTCTTCATTATTTTCTTTTGTCACTACTGGAGCAATAAAAGAAATATCCAATGGGTTATAAATTATTGATGTTTGTAGTGTGAATGTTGTTCTATCGGTTAAAACATCATATGAAATATTTTCTGCTGAATAAATTGACGATGCGATTGGTGACGTTGGGTCAACCATAAAAACCGCTGGAAAATTTTTTATAATTCTACCAGTAGATACCGCAAATCTTTCTCTTAATGAACCAAATAAAGATTTGCTAGCATCATTTTTAGAGTCATTAAACTTAATTGGTCTTTTTTCTCCTGTAGATTGTGCTACTGTAGTTGGAGAATCTGTTTCAATTTTTAAATCATCTAAAGTTAAAAAATCTGAGAATGGGGCTGTTTTAAATGATTTAGCGTCTTTTTGAGGAATCACTTTATCAACAGCAAATACACTATTAGTCAGTTGACTAGTTCCATCGGTAATTTGACTCCCGATTAAACTATCTGAAAATGTTTCTTTTCCCGATGCCGCCTGACTTGGTACTTTCCTTTTTGCCATTATTTTGTGATATCATCAAAGTTTAAGGTCTCATCTATGTTAGTTCTTTCTTCACGAACCTCATATAATGTCTCATTAAATTCATCTTTAACTTCGTAAAGGTTGAATTGTTTGTAAATGTTATTATTGTCACCGTAAACAGTGTATATTCCACTAGAAATCGCTTTGGTTTGATTACCATATAATGCATGTGCAAGTGTCGATGCGTCATGTTCAACCATTTCTATCTCAACTGTTGTTGGGTTAAAGAAAGTATTTGTTAAAATGATCGATTGTGTCGGTTTACCGATAAAAGGTATACTATTTGGTCTATTTGAAGGCGCAGATGACGGAGTTAACGTCAAAAACACCAAATTACTTGTTGTGTCGGTATATCTATATCTAATTGACTTCTGTGAAGAATTTGTTAGGTTAGATATTATTGGTTCACAATAAAAAGAAGATGTGACTAATCTATAGAAATTAGGTACTTTTCTGTTATTATCGTCAATATATTCGATTCTATACCCAACAAGACCTTGTGGTATAAATTTGTTTCTATCGTCAGATGCGATATCGTTTAAGTCGATCACTAACCCCCTAACAGAAGGTAGTGCTGCTAATATTCCGCAGTCAGTAATTGTTGCTCTGATCTGTTTTGGGCGAATATGTAACGTATATATACCTAAATCTGTAAAATCGTCGGCTAATAATTTTAAGTTGTACATTCCTCCCAATATTTCAGTACCGTTTAAACCTCCAGTATTACTATTATGAAATACCGGGGTTAAAATGTCTGTTGATGTTAATTTTTTTAATATTGGGGTGGAATCTGTTGACCTATTTTCCACATAGTGGTACAGTATTTCAACATCTTCTGGTGAAACGTCTGCTGGTCTAATTATTCCGTATGAACCTACTGCCATGTCTTTTAATGATAAATATAATTTTTATTGTTTTCTAACTTTAAAATAACCATTTCCGTATACATCTAACTCACCGAGATTGTCAATTTCACCAAGTCGTAAATTATATTCGGTCACGCCTTGTTTACCTCTCTCAACAAAAACATCGGAATATACTATTGGGTCGGTGATAAAACCTAGAAAATGTTCATTTCTTGTGAGCATTGTATTGATTACAAACTCGGGATCATAATTTGATGTGTTGCCAGTAATTAAAGTGGTTCCATCAGATAAATCCATATAAGATAAGTTGTCTAACGTGTATCCGCTATATGTGTAGGTTTCCCCATCCATAGTAGTTGTGCCAGTGGTTAATCCAGAGTAGGTGTTTGATGAGCCGTATAATCTTAATTCATCAATTCTGCTAGTCCCAATAGCGGTGAATATTGTTGTTCCAGTATAACCCGTTAAATTATTGTCATAATCATTAATATAATCTTGTGTTGCACCAGTTATGGAGGTATACGGTACATTAAATGTTAACGTACCTAACGGATTTGAGCCAGTATACCCTGACGTTATGGGTATATGGACTATTTTTTCAACGTTTTCTACCGACCAGGGACTATCCATGGTGAGTTTAATTGTTGTTTCTCCTGTTGTGCTGTAGGTATGTGAAATGTTTGATAATAAGGTGAATCCGGTAAAAATTGTCCCGTCACCCCAATCAATTGTGAATTCAGCATCAACAAGTTTTTTTAACCTGTTTGTGCTTCCGGTGTTATAAACTGTTATAATGTTACCATTACCAGAATATGTAAAATTACATAATTGTTCAACCTGTTCAATTTCGCCATCAAATTCTACCATGACACCCATTTCATCAAGATCAACTTCCAAAAATAATGGTAATTGTTTATCACCGTACGCTTCTGGTTTAGTTATGTTAGACCAGGTAGTTCCGCCCCATTTATAATAACCTTCCGAAAAACTACCAGTATTTGTGTTATAGATAACATCTCCTAGATTTGGACCAATATATACACTTCCAGACCAAGGAATTAAAGAACCGTCTCTATCGTACCAATTTTGACTACTCAATGACACTAACGAGCCACTAACAATATTTTCTCGTAATATTTCAAATTTCTTAGTTCTCATTATGTTCTAATTTCATAAAAATTTATGGGTGTGTTTTTAAAACCCTTTCTACTACCAACTGAACCATTGTATTCTTTAACAACATATGAATGTTTTGTTTGGTCTATTGTGATTTGATAATATAGATCATTTTTATCAATAAATGAAGACGCGGAAACATCTTTATTTACAAAAGGAACTATTGAGCCATCTTCGGCATTAAAAAACCTAGCACTCATATAGAAAGTTGTTCCACTATAAACACTGTTATCTTGAAACCAGAAAAAATACATATTCTCTGTGTTACTATAATTGTTACCAGTAAAAACTGGTACACGAATAAAATCATTTAAATCGCTTAAATAAACTTTTTGACCTAATGGTAATGATAATGTTTTAGCGTATATTAATTTTTGATTTTCTCTAAATGGCGTTGTAAAAAACTCTAATCTAAAAAAACTTTTAACTGTTTGTTTTAACATTAAAGCATTTTCTTTTGGTGATAAACCTACTAAATCGTAATCAAGTCCTTTAGTATACCCATTACTTGCGTCTAAAAAATAAAAATAAAACCAAATATCACATTGTGAAATTCCAGAAGTTATTCCGGTATATGGTTCATGTATGTATCTTGTTGTTTCGTAATTATCAACAGGATTTATAATAGTTCTAAGTGCCTTGTCTTCAAACTCTTGAAAATTCTCATGCCACCCAAGATTTGTTTTAAAATCTTGTTCGCCAGAAATGTTTAAATTGATATCAGATGTTGTTGTTAATATTTTCATTAGCAATTTGTGTTTTTCTTTCCAAATTCCCTTATTCCGTCTGATTTATTTAAAAATGCATATTCATTTCTTAAATAAAAATTAATATCTGACATCACATAATGTTGACCATTTACAAATGGAAAATCAGTTCCAAATCCAAGATCATCAACATAACCGTGATCATATATATCTCTCCATCTCCATGTTTTTGTTTTTTCGTAAAATTCAGCATTGTCTGGGAGATTATAAATATTTTTAGTATCTGAACTTTCAATGTAAGGCGATTCTTGTCTTAACTTTATTTTATAATGTGGTTGATAATATAATCCTAGTTTATTTGAGGTATTAACATTCGTATAATAAGCAGAATCGTTTTGATTAAAATCAAAAATATTAACTGGGTTAGTTATCTTATGTAACGCTTCACTAATAACCCTTTCTTTCATGTTAACGTGATCGTATTCAACGAACGCGCCTGTTAATACTGTTCCTGTTGGTAGGGTGTTTCCACTAGTAAATGTAATTCCACTTACATTCCAAGAGGTTCCGCTAATAGTTGTTTCATTAGCGGTAGTTCCGCTATAATGATTATCTACCCAAGAATTATGTAGGTGAAATTTATAACCAACTTTTGGTGGGTATTCAAAATAACCAGAACCATTTCTAAAAATTGTTGTTAAATAAATCTCATTTGGTGTGTAATTCAAGTTGTTTGTTATTCCGGTTAAAACAAATGGTTCCCTAAAATCAAATATCACAGATTCCATTCTGTTTCTTTCAACTAAAACATCATTTTCACCAACACTATTTTCAAATAATAATTTTTTTTCATCTTCAAATATTGGACTCTCAAAACCCGCCTTATCCATAATATAAGCATCAACTTCAGTTAATGTTTTATGTTTATGAACATAGTATGAACAAGTGGTACCTGTAACATCTTCTTTATCTAAACATCTTTTAATTAATACAACACCATTTAATGTTCTACCACTAAGTTCAGTTTTATTAATATTTAATACGTATTTTTCTGAATCATATATTTCATCTCCAACTCTCATTATTGAATAAGCCGTTGTATTATATTGTGATGCACCACTTATAAGAATAAATTCATTTTCGCTAATTCCATGCGGAACTGGTGTTGTTAACTTGTAATATGTACCCTCATCTGAGACCCTAGTTGGGATTCCATGTTTTGCCTTTGTCCCAACTGGTGTTTGTGTTCCTCCTGTTAGTGTGTATGCAATATAATGTTCTGGATCACTATCATGTACATATGATAAATAAAAATTCCAATTAAAATATGGTGCTTCCATTATTGATATGTCTCTGTGTCCACCGGTTCCGATCGTACTTACTCCAGATGAATCGTAGGTACCCATAGTTGATCCTGTGCTAACTGTTGGTACCGATATTACTTCGCGTTGTAAGTCGCGTCTAAGAAAAGCGAATTCATTATAAGGTAAAAACCCTTGATTATCTCCTGCCGCGCCATCACCATTTAAGTATAATGTTTTTGTAAGATCACTATAACCAGTTGATCCTGAATATAAATTTCTGAAAATCATTTTTAATTTCCCATAAATCTTATATTTTTTACTTTCATTTCTTTCATCGTTATATAATTGATCAATATCTAAAAGTATGTTACGATCACCTTCACGCAATAACTCTTCTGAAGATTCCAAACCTATTTTGGTTTGTATATCTTTTTCTGGCGCCTTTGCGTACTCTTTATTTGGTAATATGATTTGTTTCTTTTCCATTATTCTGCTGATGGGAATGCTCCTTTTGGACCAAACATTTGTACAAATTTATCAAGCCCGGTTTTACCTGCTTTCAATCCAAAATAGAACATGAACGGTGTTGATAAAATTTGTCTTGTTCCGCTATAATAATCTTGTGTTTTTCTAATTATAAAATCATCCGTGTAGTCCCATGATTGGGAATTCCAAGTCCCAGCGTGGCTATATCTTGTATATAACGTTCCACTAATTGGGTTAACTGTACTACCACTTGTTACTGCTAAAACAGTAAATCCTGGATATTCACTATCGTAATCATGATAGCCAACAGGGAATGTGTTACCATCAATTACAGCATCAAATTCAACATCATTAGTCGCATTACCAGTATTAACTGTTAATCCACTAAAATCATATGTTATAGGTAATAACAAATATCTATCAGATGAATCGTCTGAACTATTGTTTAAATTATAGGCATATGTCATACCTTGTAATGGTTGCACCTGAACATCTGTGTAATCCCAAGATTGATTATCTGACGTGGCTTCATTTATTCCACCAAAACCAGTTCCTTTTTTATCCCAAAGGAAAAATGGAACCTTTTGTGACGATTCAGTTAATCTTCCTTGAACATATGTAACTCCATCGTTTGCTAGGTGTGTTGGTTCGTTTAAACACGCTCTAACTCTTTCACCGTCATCATCGAATTCAAATGTAACGGGTAACGCTCCCCAATATCCATTTGGTTTGAATACTTGTGGATATATGTCTGGGTCTAATACCTGGTATGAGTAACCAAGATATTTTGGACTTTGTAAATCAAATTCTTGAATACCTGCCTCATTATTTATTGAAATCAATTGTGTAATATCTCCATCAAAAACTTTGTTTGTAAATTTAAATCCAGTATTATCAAAAAAATCTTTTATGTCAAAGGTGTTGTTGCTTACATCCATTCTATAGTTTATTGCTAAACCTAACAATTCGCCGAATGATTGAAATGATGTTGGTCCAATTGATCTAGACACCGAACAGTTTGGATCTAATGTTGGGTCAACACATATTTCTTTTATGAATTCATCCCTAGGACCTAAATCAACTAATGTTGTTGGTCTTCCTAATGTTCTACCATATATTCCTTTAGATACGCCCCAACTATTCTCATTACTATAAATTGCTGATCTATAATAATATTTGTCTTGTGAACCAACATACCTTATTACATCTTCACAATATTTTCCTTTTTTTCCTTTAAATTGAAAAAAGTATAATGATCCTGATAACCAATTATCAATAAAAGAATAGTTTACAATTCCGCCGCAAAATAATTTACCAACTCTTTTTCTTCTTCTATATTCCTTTAGGTATTCATAAAGTCGAGCATTTGTTTGTGTTGCTGGAATAAAATAAAATATACCGTTACTAAATTCACTTTCACCACTAGGTGTTATTGGTGTGAAATTTAATCCTCTATATTCTTTTACTAAAATTTCATTTCTATCTGAAATGTTTGTTGAAGTTATGTCTGGTTGATATATGTATGAAACTGTTCTTCCTGTACCAATATAATAGTACCTAACAATATCTTCGTCATATGGTGTATCATATAGTTGACAACCACTCTCTAGTAATGTGTCAACACTTGGGGGTACTGAATTTAAATCAACAATAAAAACAGTAAATAAATTATTTTCAGAAAAAGAATTCGTTGAATCATTTAAAAATAATGAGGTCCCATTTGTAGTTATTGAATTATTTGTTCCATCTAGTTCAATAACACCCGTACTCGAACCAGATATTATTAATCCATAGTCGCTCTGCCTACTAACAAAATCAGCGTTATCAATGATTGCTGTTGAAGTTCCTCCAGTACATGGCTGTTGAGTGTAGTTTGTTATATTAAATAATAAATCAGAACTATCATCACTACTAAATTCAACATAACCAACTTGTGGGTCAACAAAGGTAAACACAATATCCATTGAACTAGTTGTAATTCCTGTTTTATAAAATGAATTACTAGGTACTGTTCCTGGGTCCGTATAGTTATAATCAATTAATTGTGTATAACCACCTAAACCATTATCAATAAAAACCCTAACCTCTGGATGTAACGTACCTAAATTATGTGTTGCTCCGGCCCAAGAATAGTTTGAAGTTCCAGGATATATTGAAGCAGAATTAAAATCAACCCTTGTTGATCCGGCGACTGATCCTTGTATTTGACCTTGCCCAACAACACAATAATTTTTTGAACTAGTGTCAGAAATAGATGTACCATATGTATTTTCACCATTACACTCTTCACATTCTGGATATGTTATTAAATATAATTGTCTTTGGCCAGCCGCTTGTAATCTATATGCAAATTTTCTAACGGACCTAGCCAAAAATCTGATTGGTCTAAAGTCAACAGCATCAGCAAAATCATGAAAAACAATTGCTAATGTGTTAAATAATGTTAACGTAACTAAATTAATTAAATGTTCAAAAAATAAAAGCACATCTGCAATTAATAATGAAAATGTGAAATTTTTTATCCCAAAATTAACTGGTGGTGTTACGACATTGTCTGAACAATCTTCTTCTTCAGAAGGAACAATTTCTTTTATCCCGACATATCTGTCATTGCTAAAAGTATTGCCTTTAAAATAAGAATTTTGAAAAGACGATACTGTGTAAACTTTACCGTACGTTAACCTGTAAAAATAATCTCTAGGGTAGTATTGACCAAAATCGTTATATAGTATCCCTCTATTTGAATCTGATGAAACTGCTAAAGTTGGGTACTCTTTCCAATTAGTTGAAAATGTATATGATTGATCTATTTGTGTTGAGTATTCTCTAATGTTTGGTACTATATATGATGCAACTTTTCTTGTTCTTTCTTTTCCTTCATCACCTAGATTGAATCTAAAACGATAACAAGCGGATGTTGGTATCCCTTTATTTGAATCATTTGTTATTTCGTTTTCTCCAAATTCGTTTGTGAAAACATAATCCATGTTCATGGGTACGGAAAAAACAAAACCTCCGTCTTCTGGTATATCTTCATTTAAATCATATTCTTCTAAAACGGGTCTACTGTCAACATCTTTTTCTGTGGTAAATCTAATCGCCTCGATAGTTCCGGTGCTTGTTGTTAAATCACACTTCCTACCCATCTTTCTTCTTGGTTGACAATTTTTATTAATAGAATTTTTAGATGTGTCAGTATACGTCCCCCCAATTAAAAATGCTTTTGGTTCCACTTTAACTCCTTGATTTGATAAATCAAAATCAGTTCTTGTTATCCCTAATTCACATAAATCAATGTTACCCCAAAATGGAACGACATCGATTGTTTTATCAAAAGAAACAATTTGTGGAAGCGAATCAATATCTTGGCTGGACTTAAATGAGTATGTATTTTTAAAACTATCAACACCAAACCCATTTCTAATAAAATCATATGGTCTAAGTGAGAAGCAACCCATATCAGACAAGTCAACATCAACATGTATGGTTTGTTCGCCTAATGGAACACCCCAAATCATAAAATCACCGGAACTATTTGTTTTTACCGTGTATTTGTAATATTTTTCATACACTTCTAGATATTCTTCCCTGGTTAATATATCTTTTTGATCAGGGAAGGTACCGGTTGGCTCATGTCCACCATGTTGCTTTCTGGATGGTAATAAATTGTATCTATAGCCGCTATCGGTCTTGTCTTGAGTACTTTTAAATGGATATAATGCAGATATTACTGGATCTGCTTCGTCTTCTTGTTTTAACGGAATAAAGATTGAAACTCTAGCGTTTGGTACACCGAAACCATTGTTTACTGATACTCTACCGCAAACAACACCGTAATCAGCACATAACGACGTATAAACATCATATTGCGTAAATTTTAACGATAATATTTCTAATAAATCGAATTTCTGCTCTAAGTTTACCGTTACGGTCTTATCCTTACCAATATTTGTTAAGATTCTATGTTTTTGGTTCATACTAATATAAATAGAAACTCGCCGAATTTCTAAAGGAGAATATACACAAAAATTATCTTAGTATGTAGTGGAACCCAGAGTTTTAACCCTTATTTTGATATCTTTATTTGGGAATCTTATTTGAAAGATTTGATTGGCTTTCATATATACAGTCATATCACTTTGAAGTATTTCTTTTGTTGCTGTATTTTTATAATCTTGTGCAACTTCAGATGTTGAATATTCACCACCTGTTTTACCAAAAACTCTTACATCGATAACTTGAACTATTCCAGAGACATCTGTTATTGCTTTCTTTAATTCACCAACAAAAAGAGGATCGCCCATCTTTCTTTTTTCAACTAAAAAATAATCGGTAATAGTGCTAACCGAATCTTTAACGATTTCTGATTGATTCTGATTCTTATCTACGATTAAATCAACTTCTAAACCTAAATCAATTACCTCACCACTAACAATGTCTAGATAATCATTGATCATTCTGAATTCTGATAGATAATTTAATATATTGGTTCTCAGTGTATTAGAAACCGTATCTATTAGATTACCATTCTCGTCGTATGAAAGAAGTTTAATTCTAACTTTATTGTCTTCTTCCATTACGTTAACCTTTGCCGGTGCTCCATAAGTTGATGGCATGTTTTCAATTAATGATTTGTAGTCATTTAATGTTACCGCTCTATTTTGAGCAGCAAAATTATATGCTATCATATTTCTTAATTCTTCTATAGTTGGTTGGTCAGCCCCACCTACAGCAGGAGTTATATTTGTTACTTGTAGTGATTGTTGAACTTGGTTATTAACATTTGATTGTGGGCCAGTTAAAATAAATTCAACATTCTCAACTGTATTAATGACACCAATACCTAAGTTAGTTGATTTTCCACCACCAACTCTGTATTTTACGAAAAGCGTTGTATTTGCTTTAGGTATATTACCTAAAGAAAGGTTATTTAAATATGTTCCTAATGTAACTTTTAATGTTCCGGTAACGTAGTTGTCTAAATTATCTAACGGATCAACATTACCTGAACCGAAAGTTACTGATAAGTATCCTTCTGGGGTGTACTCAGATATAAACTTATTTGAAACTTTAAGATATGTTCCAGCACTAAAGTTTTTTCTATCTGAGACCGATGTTGGGTCTTTAATAAAAACTTTATCTTGAACTAATGATTTTACTTCATACCATTTATTATCGGAATTTATAAATTCACTAGCATTAGGGTTAGCACCAAATGATGTGCCTTCTTTATGGATAACAGATGTTATACCTAATATATTTTTTTCGGGCAAATAGAATTTTAAAAATGGTTTTTGGTCTCTAGTTGATATTGTTCTTCTAAAAATTCTTGTAACGCCATTAACTACCGCCTCTCTTTTTGTTATTGTATAAGAAAGAAGTTTGTTATTAGCATCAAAGTTTGGAATCTTTAATCTATTTGGTTCTCCTCTGTTATTAAATGGGTTTGAAAAGTCGATATCATCGATAGTTTCAAATACTTGGCCTCCTCCTGATATTTGTGCGCCAGATCTTAATATACCTTCATATCTGTCGTCATCTTTATCACCTCTAACTGGAACATTAATACTAAAATCACATAAAGCAACAGATGGTCTTAAACCAGGTACTCTAATTCCATATGTTTTAGCGATATGAAATAAAGATTGTTTCTGTTGTGCAAAATCCAACATAGTTTCTTGCCATACTCTATCAATATGATAATGTAAGTTATCCGCAACAGCGGCATTTAAATCCAATGACACAGAAAAAATTGAAGCGTCATTTGTATTTTGGACAATATCTGGGTAATAATCTTTTGTTAGGTTTACTAATTCTTCTCTTATTCCAGCAAAATCCCTGTTGGTGTATGATATTTTTTTACTCATTTTATATATTGATAATTACAAAATCGCTAGTTCCAAATGTTCCATTATTAACCGTATAATCAATTCTAACCTTAGCAGTGTATGGTTTAGTTGATGCACTAGATGCTCTAAATAATCTAGCGTCTTCGTCTTCACTAATACTTGTTCCGGTATCTGGATCTTCTTCAGCGTTAACCACTTTTATTGAGTTTATGTCTAATTTAGGTATATATTTTTTTACTGATTCTCTGATTTCATCCTCAATATGTGAAAATGTAACTACGTCATTTTGATCAAAAATGTATTCATATAATCTAGTTCCAAAATCAGGTAAAAAATATCTAGTACCTTTTTTGGTTAATAATAAATGTATTAGATTAGCCCTAATCTCCTCATCTTGAGTTCTAGTCAATCTAACATAATCACCCATTAAACTATCCCTAAATGGGAAATCAACTCCATACGATGTAGCCATACAAATAAATATAATGAATGATAAAATGGTATTAAATAAAAAATCCGAACAAATGTCCGGATTAGTGACTAGGGTTTCAACTCCTGTATAACCTAATCTAAGATGCTCAAGGATACCTTGACTTTAGGGAGTCATCTTAATCTATTTCCTTTTATGTTAAAATAAATTGAATTAACAATATTTTGGACCATATTATCATGTTTCATTTTACTTAATTGGGCACGCTCCTGTCGCACAATCTTGTAATTCCATATCATCTTCTTTTATTTCAACAGAGGTAATTGGTATTGTTTTACTAACCATAGCGTCATATTCATCTTTATTAATCGTTTCGTATGGTGCTTGGTCAAAACCGTGTCCGTGATATAAAAGGAAGGATACTGTTTTCATTTCATGTCTAAAATGATCTTTAAGATATTGTTTAATGTCTTCTAAATCCTCTTTTCTATAATAAACAGTACAACTAACTGAATTATCTGACCACTCTGATTGCATTCTTCTTACCATATCCATCTGCGTTCTCCAATCAAAGTCGGCCGCAACTGGAGTAGTTTCTGGTAACCTACAAGGGAATGAAATAACCATTGTTGTTTTATCTTCAGAACCATCAAATTTTCTTTGGTATTCAATTGGATAACCGTGTTTTCTACAAACGTCAACCAAAGGTGAATGTGATGAAATTCTTACTCTCCTAATATAATAGGGGCCTGCAGGGTTAGGATGAACGCCAGGTGTAACACCAGCAAGTAAACTTAATGTTCCACTAGGTTTAACCGTAGTTAATTTAATACTCTTAGGAAATCCATGTTCACCTGAATACCACTCATCGTAGTTTCTTAACCAAACATATGCTTCTTTTAACCAACTTCTTTGTTCTTCTGTTGCTTGTAAAATACCAGTCATACCGATACCCATTCTCATGTTTTTGTTTACAATATCTTCAGTTTCTTTTAATGAACAATGAAGGGCTAATGAATGCTTATTCATTCTGTAAGCATATGTTATTGCTTCTAGTAATTCATCATAAGATTCAATATTTGGTAAGTAAACTTCAGCCAAACAACATGTTTCAAAGTTAACCAACGATTGTTCAGCACATGGGTTGAAACCTTCGACATCTGGATCTGGATATTGTGTTTCACCTGTTCTACCAACTGTTCTTGATAATTCTAAATTAATTAAACCATATGGTTCGCCTTGGTTATACGTCTCCCAGAACTCATTAGGTAAATCATCCATATCTTCTGGTGCAACAACTGAATTATTACTCATTGCTCTCCAGTTAGGTATTTGTCCTAAATCCCATCTTTTTGACTTAAGAAATTCTAAATCATCATAATCTCCAATAGCAATTTGCGCTGAACGACGAACGTTACCAGCAACCACCACTGATCCAATGATATTCATAATATCTAAACAATCAACTGGTTTTAATTTTTTATTGGCTCTAGAATTTAAAATTCTATGGATTTCACCAATACCCCAACATAAATCTTCTGGTCCTGATGCTGTTCCTCCAAATCCTTTGATTGGGGCGCCTTTAGAACGAATACAAATCGTGGAGTAAGTGAATCCTTGTCCGCTATAGAAATGCGCTTTAAGGACCTTCCCAAGCAATTTAACCCACCCTTCTCTAGTGTCTGGTACAATGTAGTCAGCGTCACCGGTATCCTTTCTTTCTATCTTTATTTTACCCTTTAGTTTGGGTAATTGATATACATTATGTTTTTGGATATTATAACCCACACCGCTACCTAACATCAACATTTCAAAACACCAGGTAAATGGTCTAATTGGGTTATTAACGACAACGAAAGCACAGTTTTGCAATGATGGTAAACCTAATTTATCAACTGTTTTTGTTCCTAATTGCCACATAAAACGACCTGCTGTTGAAAACTTAAGTTTCATTCTAAGTTCAGCATACCTTTTTTTCTCTTGCTCAGTAAAACCAACTTTTAATTGTTTTTCTGATGAATCCAATTCTCTTTGGATTACTTGCCAAAATTCCTCTGTTTTGGAATTTGCGTCCTCTTCTTTAACTCTTCTAGCGTACGTTCTCTTAAATGTAATGTAGCCAATCTCCCCCCAGGGGACTTCAATTTCTTTAAAATCCATGTGTTCTTTTTTTTTATCGTTTTTAGTAATTATATCCTCCGGTTTCAGCGCTGTTTTTTGAAAGAGGTAAAAATAAATAGCATATATATTTGTTAAAATCCAAGGATAAAAAAAAATTATTTTTTATACTTTTCTTGTCTCTTTTCTGTCCATCACTTGTCTAACTCTTTGTAGGTTTTTTTCTACTTTTTCTTCCTCAAAACCTAATAATGTTGTGGTCTTGTCAGTATTAATTGTTAGATATTCATTGTTAAAATGACAGTTACCAAATATTACACCATCTCTACCAATTCTTGACTTTAATAAAGTTAATGTTGCAAGATTGTGTTCTTTCTGATCTAATGTTTTACCAATAGATATGACAACGTGTCCGATTTGTGCTTTCTTAATTGATCCACCCATTTGATCTGTTGTTACAACTTCAGACGAAATAGATTCTCTGTTACCTTGTGTTGCTGTCCATATAGCAATATCAAATTCTGACGTCATTGCCTCTAGTTGTCTCATAATAGAACCTTCGCCTTTCCATTCTTCACCATATGATGCTCTCTCTGGTGATACACAATCGATATAATCTAATGTTAAAACGTCGATTTTAAAACCATCAGCAATCATTTTTCTTAATTTAGATTTGATTTCACTCATGGTAACAGAATCGCTTGGCAATTTTAATAACTTAAGGTGACCTTTTGATTCACTTTGTGCCTTAATGACTAGTTCTTCTACTTTTTCTGCATCATCTGCTTGATTATTTGCAGATATGTTTGACCAAATTGTAAAATGTTTTCTTTTAATGTTGTTTATATTATCTTCAAAAAATATTTGAACAACATTTTTACCACATCTATGTGCTTCATTGGCGATTTTTGTTAAAACAGTTGTTTTACCAGTGCCTGTTGGTGCTAATATAACACCTAATTCTCCTCTACCTAATCCTCCGTCAAGTAAATTATCAATTCCATTGATACCTGTTGGTATTGGGTGCCTATTATCTTTTTCTAATGCTGATTTAATATCTTCAAAAACATCTGTTGCGTCATTACTATTAACACCTACTTGCAATGCCTTTTGAATGATACCCTCAATAAGTTTATATTGTTCAAACGCACCTTCTGTGTTTATTGCTTCAATCTCTTTTATGGCCTTTTTTAATACCTGTTGTTTACAGAAATTAAGTGCCTGATTTTGGTAATGTAACTGATCGTGTAGGTCGTGATTTTGGATATTACCAATTGTGTCAATTATAACTTTATTACTACCTTCTTTTGTTTCTTCAGCAAGTACTCTTGTTCTTAACGCTTCATATGATGGAATAATATTAAACTGTGTATGCATTTCTTTTATGTATTGCATTACAGTTCTAAAATAACCTCCGTCGAAATAATGACTATCAATTACATCTACAATTGATTCGCCAAATTTTTTATCTTCAATTATTGTTTTTAGTAGTGATAGTTGGAAACTCTGACCTAGATACCCAAAATTTTTTTCTTTCATGTTTATTGTTGTTTCGAAAATTAACTAATATTTTATAGTTCATATTGAAGATAAGTTGTTTCCAACTCATCTCTTGACATAGTTTCAGTCAGATCCGCCAAAATTCTTCTAAGTTTTGGTCTAATGTCGACAGAATATCTCACTTTTGGGTGAAACACACTAGCCAAGAATATTCTTTCTATAAATACATCATCGTTTTGTTTGATTTGAAGTAAAAAATGTTGTTCTTCATTCGATGACTGTTCTTCCACATTCGCTGAATTCAAAACATAGTTTTGATTTTCAACCAAATAATTGGAACTTTTTATTTTCAGATCTTGACCAATTTCTTCACAAATTTCTTTTACTAGATAGTGAAGGTCCAAAGATCGTCTACTTTGGGGGTTATAATCTCTTACGTTGAAAAAACGTTGACAAATAATGTTGTTGTCTAATGTTAGTAAGAATTCAAATTTGTTTTGTTCTTGGATGTTCATTTGTTTAGATTTTAAATTTAATTATTTTTTTATTTTTTTCCTTCCTTGTTAATCTTAAAAATGGGTTAAGGAAATTTATCCAGGCGTCCTCTTGTTTTGGTAAGGCGGTAAACATTCCGTCTTCCATCATCATTTTCATAGTATTTTTATAGGATCTACCTTCAGGATCTAATGTTTCGTTTATTAATAAGTCAATTTGTTCTTTTGCTAGGTCAGTTAATATTGGTTCGGTTAGGTCAACAACCTTTTCGTTAATTTCAAAAAACTCATCACCAAATACACCTAATTTAGTTACTCCGGTTAATAAGTTTTGAATTGATTTGTTGTGTTTATCTTTTTCAAAAAACACATTAAATTGTTCTCTAACTTCACTTAATGTTAGTTGCCTAGTTTTCATCTCAGGGAAATAATTGACCAATCTTTTAATTCCCATACCTTTAATTCCATGAATATTATCCGAAGGGTCCCCACATAAAATTTTAACTAATTTAACGTTTTCAATAAGGATTGTTTCATGATCGTATTCAATATTATCACCTACACTGTATAACTTACTATGTGATGGATTGTATAATTGTGTGTCTTTAGAAACTAATTGTGCTAAATCTCTATCAGAAGAAAATATTACCTTTTTTTCTTTTGGTGAATTTTGTGTATAGTATGCGATACAGTCATCTGATTCACATCTTGAGTATTCACCTTGTCTAACATATAATTCTTCTAGATATTGTTTAATTCTTACTCTTTGGTAATCGTAAGAACTTTCCGCTTCATCGGTCCATTTGTCCGATCTTCTATTTTCTTTATATAAATGATATATTTGTCTGCGAGAAAGAGCACTATCTTCACCATCCCAAAATACACAGATCTTGTCTAAATGGTACGTCTCAAATGATCTCCTAAGAGTATTGAGAAAATGATATATTCCTCCAAAGTGTTTGCCTTTATAAAAGTAGTTCTTAACACCAAAGAAACCAATCGTAAGTAAATTGTCTCCATCAACAAGTAATACGGACATTAAAAAATTAAATTATTATTATTCATCATCTGTTACCACTTCTACGCCCGTGTCAGCAACATTAACACCTAGTTTTTCACTAATATAAGAACCTGCGTCTCTTTTGTATTCTTCAATTGATTTCTTTTCTTCTGTTTCTGTTTTTGCGGCCATAAATCCATGTGCCGTAACCATAATTCTACCGTCTTCATAACCTAAACCATTAACATGGTTTTTCATGATAGAAATTTTAGTTCTAGTTGCAATCTTAACTTTTCTTCCGTCTTTTTGGATTGCTATCTTTGTTGTTCCAGCGTTTTTTTCATTTCCAAAACGAAATACTAATGTTGAGTTTAACCAAATCGCTTCACCACCTTTTGCTTTAATTTTTGGTTGACCATATGGGTTATCTGGCAATTCAACCCAAGGTTGGTTAACAATAACTAAAGTATTTGTATATTTTTTATCTGTTCTACGAGAGCCAGAGATTCTTTGGTTTAATCCTTGACCAATTTTGTCTGATAAAATTCTAGCGTTGTGTTGTGCTCCACCCTTACCTTCATAAGTCATCTTGCATGGTACTGAACCAACGGAATCCCAAAGGAAAAGTAAATCGTATGGTAATTCACCCTTTTCTTGTGCGTCCAATAACTCATTGATATAATCTGTAATTTGTTCAATATATTCAAAATCACTATTAAATAAATAAAAATCTTCTGAACGATCAAAACCCATTAATTCTGCGTGTTCCCAATTCCATTTTTGTTCTGTAATAATAAGAACTGGCAACATACCTTTCTTTTGTGCGTCAACAGCAGATTTAACTAATGCCGTTGTCTTACCAGTATCTGAGTGACCAAGAAGCATATTTAAATGTCCAATAGCCGGACCTGGAATACCACTAGCGTCTAAGAATGCATCACCCAAATCAAGAAATCTTTCTGGTTTATATTCTGCCTCTTTAGAGAACTTTTTTCTTATTGATTCAAAACTATTTTTTTTAATCGCTGCCATATATTTTTTTTTAAAAATCATGTATGGTACCATATAAGATACCATACATGATATGTTTAATTAGAACGGTAGATCTTCGTCTACATCATCTTCACTTTGTGGATCCATTGTTGGTACGATTGGCGCAAACTCTGTTTGTGCTTCTTCGCCATAACTCCATTTTTTTGTATCTGAATTCCATTTTGGTGTGTAACCTTTTGCAACACCTTCTAGATATTCTTCTGGTTTTTTAGAATAAACATCTGCCCATGTTAAAGCATCGTTAACCCACTCACCTGCTTTTTCTGCATCAGTATGTAATGGTGACATATCATCAGGAATAATTGATGTAATGTTTGTGTACTCACCGCCATTTGGTTTTTTTGTTAAACTAAGAGAGATGATTAAATCACGGCCTTTCTCTTCATCCATGATATTACCTTTTAAGTTAATAACAGAATAGATTTTATCGAAAACACCATCACCCTTAGAGTTATATTTGAATCTCCAAAACTTAACTCCGTCTTGTTCATTATCGCGATCAATAACCTTAACGATAAAGAATTTTTTAGGGTTATAATTCTTAGCCAACTCTTTGTCTGATTCTAAACCAGTGCTTCTAAGTGTTTGATTTACTTCGTTTAATGGGGATCTTTTACCTTCATTTTTTCCTGGATCATATAACTTAACCCATTTTCCGTCAACTTGAATCTCATGGAACCAAACCTCTTTGAATGGTGAACTTCCATCCTTCATTGGTAGGATTCTAATTCTTCTTTGACCTGATGTTTGCCCTTTAGTTAAGATTGGAGCAAAATACTTTTTTAATCTTTCTTCCGATGTTACCTTATTAACTGGTAACGATGATTGTTTGTTTTTTTCGTACTGCGATAATACCGCGGCTAAACTGTCTGACATAACTGTAGTTTTTAATTAATAAATT